TAGTACGTTCATCAAGTTCAACAGATTCTTTGTACATGTTCAATTCATACTTATTGCCCATGTTATACACTTGTACTTGAACGCCCTTTTCTTTACCACTCTTATCGCTACCCATTAAACGATATGAATTGGTTTTACCGTTTGCGGGTTTGCGTGGACCCATGCCTACTTGATCCATTCTTTCATCGTCTGTGATTTCTATACCATATTGCTTTTTTGCATGGGAAATGGCAGTATCAATCGCACTACCTAATGTTTTGTGGTGTAGTGTATATCCTGTACCAGATTTTGCCTCATCAAGATCAACAGATTCGTCAAAGTCGCCGTTGTCAGAATCTAGTTGTGCATTGTCCCAACCGTCAAACCAACTATCGCGTTCCTGACCTTTCTTTTTATTTGGATTCTTATTCCGTTTGATGTTAGACATCCAAGCATCATAACCACTTCTTTCTGCATCTTTCCATGATTTTTTTGCTTCTGATACGTCTTCTCGCTCATCTGCCAGAATGTTGAGTTCAACATCTTCTTCTAGTTCATCGGCAACATTATCTAACTCAGCAAGTGCTTCGAGAAATTCTGTTTTGGTTACGTCATTTGCATGACTACCACTATGTTCTTTTATGAATTGAGATATACTTTTCATTTAATTTCCCTTTACTTTTGCTGCTAAGTCTGAGTCTGCTTTGCCCCAAGTACCACTGGACTTAGTTACAAATGAATTTACCCTTGCCATACCCCATTGTTGAGGTGTTGTTCCTGGTCTATGTCCAGTGCGCCATGCTGCTACACCTCTATCATAAACTTTCTTTAAGATGCCCAAGGGCATTCCTGTTTTTTCTGCTTTGTTTTTGAGACCTTCAGTGTTTTCATTAACATCTTCTGGTACACAATTGGGAACGCTTTTTCCCTTTTTGTTCTTCATTCCAACTTGCTTGTAACCATCCCAACAATCTTCATCATACATCTTCTTGAAATTTTTTGTATGCTTAGAAGGTTTTGTTTCAGCGTCAGAATCTCCTGGTGCTGGTTTATATGCGCTATTGTCATCATCATTTTTTGCCGCGCCCGCTTTGAAATGTGAATCTCTTTTACTTTTTGTAGATTTAGACATATCACCAGCATAATACTTTGCTGGTTGAGTGCCTTTTTTATCTTTAATATCTTGGTCTTGTACTACTTCTTTTACTTTTTTCTTTGAGGGAATATAACTTTTCTCTGCGTGTTTACGATAAGAATCTGTGCCAATTTCTTGCTCATTTATTGCCTCATCAATCGACTCTACAGAATCTAACCATTTGCGGATAGTAGTGCCATCTTCTTTTTCGAGAATTAAATAATTCGGACCCCGAACTTGAATAATTGCTTTTTCTTGAATATCGGTAATCATGACCATATCGCCAACATTAAAGATATTACCCTCAACAAATTTTTCTCTGATATTAGATACAGTTTCAAGTTTTACATGGTTATGAAACTCATGTGCCTCTTTAAGTCCCATACCTTTTCTTACTGCATTAAACAGTTCTTTGGCGTCTTTATCTGACATAGTGGAAGGCAGTGCTTGAGAAAATAATATAAAATCATTATCTTGTGCTGCTTTGCGTTGTTTAGTCCCAGAAGCACCGTTGACACCTTCGCCATCGGCATCACGTTGCCCAGCACTAATAACATTTAGAGTTTTAAAGTTATAAAACCCGTGCTTACCCTTCACACCATTATATTTTTTAAGGCGATTATCTAGTTCTTCTACTCTATCACTTCCAGTTACCATAACAGCATTTAGGTAACCATCGGAATACAATGCACTCGCGGCATTCATTACATCCTTTACAGAAGTATTCATCATTACACTACGAGATTGTTTGGGAAACATCTTACGTACAAATTTTACTTTATCTACATAGGATAACGGATTCTTCTTTGAGTCATTGGATTGAGAAAGGTAAATTCTATATGGATTATTACCTGCTTTTTTACTGAGAACACTTAGTAGAAATCCATGACCTATAGTCGGAGGATTCATTCTACCGAAAGTGAAATATACAGTTTTTTCTTCTTCTACCAAATACTGTTTGAATGATGTAAAACTAACGTCCACGATTTTTATTTCCTAGCATCTGTAGAGGGTTTGTTGATTTTTCCAAATCTTTCTTTTTCTCTCTGTCTAACTACTGGCATCATTTTCTTAGCGATTGCTTTGATCTTACCTTGCATTTTAGACAGTCTCTTTTCGATTTCAATTTTACGAGAAGTACTCTGGTCTTGTTTATCAGCACCTTTTGTAAACTTTTTAATCAGAACTTTTTTTGCTGCCTTCTCTGCCCTTTTTAAAAGGTCACCTTGAGTTGCCTTACGGCGTAGTTTTCTTTCTCTCTTGACAGCATTTCTCTTGGCATGTCTTTTAAACATTCTGCCCCGCGCAATACGTTGCTGCATGTTTAAGACTTCATCAAGACTCTCATCAACTTCAGCAGATTCTTTTGCTGCCATTACTGGTTTTTTGTTAAGTTTATACTTATCATAACTTTTAGGCAGTCCATCAAATTTGTCTCTGGAAAATCTTAAATCTTTTCTCTTTGAATTCTTTACTTCATTACTGTGATCTTCATCACCCTTATCAGCACTCTGACCGAAGGCAGAATTTCTCATAGAATCTAAATCTTTTTGAAGTTGTTTCATCCTACGCAAAGTTTGCGGATTGACCATTTTAGAACCTGGTCTCATTTGAGACAGTTCAGAAATTTCTTCGCGGATTTTTTTGATTTCGTCTTTATGTCTAAGTCGCGCTTTACGCAAATCGGCAGTTCTATCTATCCTATCTTGTTTTCGATCAAGCGGAGATTCTTCATTTACATCAGGTTTATCATGGGTATAACCCAGTTTCTTCATCCGTAAATGATCTGCTGCTTTTTTTACTTTGTAACCCTTACCACTTTTGGGGTCATACATCATATGTGGTAATTCTGTCTTCTCTGTTAACTGTCTAAATGTTTTCATTAGTTCCTACCTGCTTTGTCCCATCCTTTTAAAATATTGGGTGAAAAGTTGTTGTATGAAAATTCCATACGATCAACAATTTTCACTGCATCACCACCAAGTTTATCAATTACTACATAACCCTCTTCTCCAGTTACCTTAAAACCATCTTTGGTCTGGACAAAAGTATTTATAGTTTTCATTCTATCAAGTATATTTATAAGTTTTAGTTTTACAACTACGATTAATTTTTGCAATTCAAACATTTTTTTAAGGTTGGATTTGTTCTCATCAGAGAAAAACTTCAATAGTTCATCTCTTTTTGTCTCTTGTGCAGTCTTTCCACGTTGAGTTTTGCGCTTGTCGATCTCTTTCTGGAATTTCATCTTATGCCATTCAATGAGTTTATCAACATGCTTGCTTGTATCACCAATCAATTCGCCCTTGCGAACATAAGTGTTATTAAATGTTTCTATGGATTGAGCAAGACTCTTATTACCTTCCAGAGATTTAAGAGTAGTTGCTGTGATAGAATTAAATACTTTACCTATATTAGATAAATTATTATTCACATCATCTGTATCTTTTTTAGTCATTGTAACATGACTCATATCTCGCAACATAGCATCTTGACTCCATACGTTCTTAGATGCTTTGAATTTACTTACATCAACGTCATAGACTGCCTTCATATTCTCAAATGTATTACCTACATATGATGTATGCCATACGATACCAATCTGACTACTCATAACATCTTTTGCCGCCTGTGAATCAGCATCTATTGCATATAGTATGGTATTGGGGTGGAAGGTGAGATATTTTTTTCCACCAATGACTTTTGTTGACAAATCGTTTCGGGAATATAAGAAGTCTCCTTGGACCACACCTGTGATACCCAACTCTGGCAAGTACTTGAGTGCACTTTTAAGCAAAGCATTAAGATCAGCAGAAGTATCAGAATCGATGTCATCTGAAGATTTATAGACTTTAGGGTTTTTGTTGAATATTCCTTTTTTGGCAACGAAAAAGCGGTTATCGCTCGGATCAATACCAGCAAATATAGCAGGAGAACCATCCCATTTAACACTTATATTACCACCCTTTTTACCACTTAACATACCCCTCATATTTCGTAAGGCAACTATTGCTTCTCTTGTTCCAGAAACCCCACCATATAGTACTTTATCTTCGATATGCGTCATATGCATATTCTTCGTTTCAGTAACAAAAGCATTAGAGTCTTTCAGGGGGTTCATGGGGTATCCTTCACTTGTTGTTGCATACTATTTATAATAAAAAAACCCTCAATGATTAGAGGGTTAATTATAAAGTATAGTGTAATATATTACGATAGTAGTGATTCTATTTCTATAACCATATTAGCATGGTATTGAACTAAAGTCAAGTAATTAAATTGGTTATCATAACACAAAAGTTAGTTGTTGCACCTATCCCTAGGACTGAACCCATCATCCAATCCTTAGTGTGTGTGAGTTGCCATAGACACATAATACCTACGAACATATTAACAATATTTAAAACATCCATCATCTGCCTCCCACATCTATACACATTATTATAATAGCAAATACCACAGGAATTGCAACTGCTATGATTATAAGTTCATTAGTCATTTTCATATTCCTCATCATTAACACGGTTCAGATCAAAGTGTCCTTCACTATGCTTCCACTTTAAGATAAGCACAATAGCAGCAATACAGACCCAAATTAAAGTGGTAGAAATAGGGGCATACGAAAAGTTAAAAAAGATATCACTCATTGTCATTTTCCTTGTTTGATTTTGTCCAACGCCCGTCAGTTCCGAAATCACCGTTATTGAGTAAGATGAATACTGAATGGCATACTATGTAAAAAGCAGCAATGTTAGTAAAGATATGAGCAGTCATTTGTGAGTCCTTTCAAGACTGAGTTTCTGTTTCTATGGTAATTCTTCAATAAACTCTTTTCTTTTAAGTCTTTTATTCATCATTTTAACGGCATCGACAAAGGATAGTCCAGTTTTCTTTCCAGTGTACGCTGGTGCAACTTTAACCCATGACCATGCCATTTGATCTTGTGCACCTTGCCGATAATTTGCTTTTCTTTTCCAGACAGAATACCCACCATCGATGGGTTGTTTTCCATGATCAGCATCATTCCTACCTATAGCATAGGTTGCCTTATTTTTGTCATTTGTCTTACGAGCGGTATGTGCATAAATCATCTTAAACTCTCCGAATATTTAAATTAACACCAACCATCCGCAAGTTCGTAAATAACCTTTGGCGATTCAACAACACAATCTATCAGTTCATCAGCATCATACACCTTAGTGATCGTTTGGGAAATCATTTGGCAAGCAACACCAACTTCAGCATTTGCCCACTGGGTGGTTTCAGTTTTTTTAAGAATAACTGTCTGAACAAGTAAAGACATTTGCGAACCCTTTCAAGTGATTCTGTTTCTATAACTAAATTAGCGTATATAGAACTACCTGTCAAGCATTATAATTAAATACTTCTCTGTCATTGCCATCGAACAGCACGGACTTTTTCTCATCCCAATAATAATTCACCTCAAAAGACAATATACGTTCATAGACATCATCGGAATCAACACCAACCCACGCAACATCGATATCATCAATACCGCCAAAACTGTCAGCATCACCGCTACGCAAAAATTCCACAGCACGATCTACACTACTGAACAATTTTGTCCAGAAAGTACCTTCGTAATCTACATTTGCTGATACTTTAACTACTCTCATTTTTTAGTCCTTTCTAGTGATTCTGTTTAACCTACTTGCAAATCAATTGTATTTACAAGGTCTCCAACAAAAACGTCTGTTACTTTTTTGTCGGTGATACATGTGTATTGACCTTTGACTTTACGAATACGCAAGAATGTTACATCATAGAGATCAGCACCATTCAGTTCAATTTGAACTTTTCCTTTCCACTTAACCATGCCACTAGTTTTAAACATGATACCATCAGTTGAGGTACGCATGTATTCTTTCGAACCCCATGCCCACAAAGCGCGAGGATCAATTGTTTGAATTTGAGTGAGGATTGTTTGTGCTACTGACATTTGAGAACCCTTTCAAGTGATTCTGTTTCTACAACTAAATTAGCGTATACAGAACCACTTGTAAAGACCTATTATAAACATTCATCACATGCTAGATGTTCGTTAATAAAGTATGGTTCAGTAAACTCAGTGTCACATAGATTGCAACGGTAACTCTGCGTATCAGCACACCACTTACTTGCAGCATATTCATCGAACCACTCTCCTGCTGCTTTTTCTGCCCTAGCGTCAATCCTACCCATGGTGGTGAAGTTACTATGAAATAACTCTACAATTTTATTAAAGATCATTATGTGTTCCCTTTTCCAAAAAACATATCCCAAAACATCCAAATCAAAGCACTCATCATCGACAGCATTGCGCCTATACCTATTACAAGTAACAACCCAAACACTACGTTGATTAAAAGTTCCATTACTTTCCTCCTACATCCAAGATTATTCCACGAATCTCTTGTCCTATGACAAAGGTACAAGTTGTAAGTCCTGTTGTAAATAGCAAAATTAAACTCATTATAGCAAACTTATAGAATGTTGGATCAGCACCCAAGTTAAAAACAAAATTACCAGTAAAAATCCAACTCAATATACTCCCAATGAATGAGAAGAAAAATATTGATATGACGTAACACTTTTCAAATATATTCATTTGCTTAACCATAAATTCCATTCGGTAATGAGATCAGCAACAATGCGAATACCCAAACCACTCATTATGACGCTTACCCATACAAGTCCAAATGCGCCTATTGCTTGCATAGTACTATCCCATGGAACACCGTCTGTTGTAATGACATCAAATACCCAGAAGTAACTAATTACCCAACAAGCAATAATGATGCCAACAAATGTAATAGTAAACATTGTGTGTAACAACTTATCAACCGCACTCAAAAATCTAGAATAAATCATAGGGCATCTCGCTCATGAATTGCTTTCAAGTCTTGTAATTCTTTCACTTGCTCATAGGAAAATGCTATTGGGGAAACCCATTTCTGAATAAGATCAATCGCATGAAGATCAGATGTGGCACCTTTAATTAAGTCCTCAATTCCATCCTCTGAAATCTCAAGTACAATTGACCAAATCGGATGATAAGGATTTACACTTGCAAAATCTTTCACTGCTTGTACATAATTCATCACTATTACCCTCTATTCTGATTTAGTTTACTGTAGCATATCCATCCTGCTATTACAGCAAGCATAGCAAGACCTAGGATAACATCACCTAAGAAGATCAAAGCAATTGCCATAGGCGCAAACAGAGCAACATAAATTACCCAAAGCATTACTTATGACCCTTCAATAAAGCATGGATCAGTTTTGACCCCTTTTTAGAAACTCCCGCTTTTGCGATTTCTTTTTGAACTGATTCTTTATTATAAGACATTACATTCTCCATCAAGTGATTCTGTTTCTATAACTAAACTACGACACATCTTCTTATGAGTCAACAGTTATTGGTCCAAGGATCAATGTTTTACGGATTTTGTTCATCATACGTTTGTGATCCATAATCCTCTTGGCGGCAACCATCACAGGTATGGTGTAGTCAACCTTTCCTGCAACGGGGTGCTTGAGAACCACCATTTCTTCACCATCATAGGCAGTTGTATATGCGATTACGTTGTGAAAACCTTCGATCAGGTTTGTTACTGCGATAGATGCCATTACACTGCCTCACTTTCAAATTTGATGTTGTGGTTAGGTGCTTCCCGAATTATGAACACTTTACCGTCAATGGTAATTTCATCACCAAGTTCATATCCAGCAGTATATTTTTTATCTTGGGGATGAGAAGTTACAGTGGCACCATTTCCAAATGCCCAATATCCATCTTTGCTATCCCACCCAACAGTGAAATCCCGCAACCATGTATAACGATCACCTTTGAACTCTTTGATAGTAACCGTTACTGATGACATGAGAGAGTCTCCAGCACCTTCACGGTCCAAAGGAATAACACAATGAGATGAGGAAAATACTGATTTGGCGGGAAAGTTTGCTACTATGTTCATTGGTTTGTCCTTTCAAGACTGATTCTCTTTACTCTTATAAACTACGATATAAGAGTAAGAGTGTCAATACCATTAAGAAGAAAACTTTATGCGTGGTCGTAAGCACAGATTGGTGTACTTTTATTCTTCCAAGCAAACATTACTTTGTAGTACCAATCTTCATTTTTGTTACGAAGTATTTGCAAGGGAGAACTATCAAGTCCATCTTTTGCCCGTTCTTCAACATACTCTTCAACTGTGAAGTTTTTGATAAGTTGTGCAAGAAACTTTGCTTTGGTAAAAGGTCCACGATGCTTGAACCGTGCAATGAACAAATCTTTGCCTTTTCCAACAAGTGATGGGTGGACCGTGCCTCCCGCTGCTGTTGTTGTCTGCCAAACTGGACGATCTGTATAGTCTCCACTATAAGTTAGGTATCCACCGTGGTATGAAAAATCTGCTTTGCTAAACTTAGTCATGGTCTAAATCCTTTCAAGTGATTCTGTTTCTATACTTAGAATAGTACAACTACATTACAGTGTCAAGCATTTGTTTTCAGTAGACTATCCCAAGTTCCATTTCAACTTCTTTAACCCGCTCAAGCGCCCCAAGTGTTACACCAACAAGGTTACCAACCGTTTCATTGAGTTCTTCAACTTGCTTCATCAATTGTTCTATCCGCGTCATCATCAGTTCTTCATTCATTGTGAACCCTTTCAAGTGATTCTGTTTCTATTTCTATACTTAGAATAGTACAACTACATTACAGTGTCAACTTCTTTCTCAATAAGTTTAACCAGATATGAAAGTGCTTTTGACCGCGCTGACATTTCTTTGAGGGTCATTACTGCCATCTGGGGAGCAAATGCAGCAGACTTTCTTTTGCTCCATACAACATAATCACCATCTTGCCACTCAGAGACATTGTATGAAGTACCCCGACTATCAAATGAATATTCAATCTTATCGTTGCTGATCGCTTTGGAGTTGATCAGCATACCGTGGAACATTCCATTGAACTTTTTCATTTTGAAGTCTTTCTCTATATGATTCTCTTTACTCTTATAATCTAGTATAAAGACCTATAGTTGTCAACACCTAATTAATCGTCCACCGACATTACAAGTCATTAGATTTGAGTTCAAAGAATTGTATTGATTATATCTTGGGGTCATCGGGACTTGCTCACAAACCCTAGCATTTCTATACCCAATGATTTGTGCTGTTGTAGTATTCATTGCTATATCACGACCTAAGAGTGCGCCTACTGCTGCTGCAATGTAGTTGCCAGACCCGTTACCAAACTGACTACCAAGCAATCCACCAAGTAACATTCCACCCATTTCATTGTGTGTTTTATATACGGGCACTTGCATCACTTGACAGTTCTGTGCATAAGAGGCACCAGTGAGCAGGATATACGCTGTCAGTGCTATTCTAATCATGCTGCTTCCCATCTGTAATAAAAGTCTGCTAACCACTCAGTTTGATCTTCATTTAAATCATCTTCGTGCATCAGTTCCATACAATCTCCCTTGGCAAAACCATTTGCTTTCGACCAGATTGCGAACTCATCTATAAGTTTATTTAGGGCATTTTCAGTTTGTTCGACACCGCTCCACTGAGCAATGTCGTTTTTTAAATTGTTAATCATATCAACTCCAACGCTCTTTTGAATAAAAGTTTCGCACCATCATCAGTATCAAATCCTTCTCCAGAAGCAAAATCCATTGAAGAACTTTGGAAGACTGTATGAGCAATACCCTTCGTGTTCAGTACATAGGCAATTGACTCAGGTGTCTTGCCGTAACCGACGATGCCAATCTCAGAATCTGAGAACATCTGAATTCCACCTTTATGGGCGCTGAGATATGAGACATTTGGCATTTGGTTTGTCCTTTCAAAGACTAGATGCGAGAGTGTTTATTAACAAGGTTATGTCCTACTATCGGAACACATTCTTTATCGTTAGTCCTAGGAATTACGTAACACAGACGCTCCCAAATAAAAACAGCAAACCTAAATTTGCACCTTGCTAATAAATACTCTCCTTTTCTTAATACCTGTATATAGTGATTCGCTAGACTTGTCAACCCTATTTAAAAGGATTGATATAAAAACCAATCAGTTTTCATCTCCGAAGGTATCCCGGACCTGTCCAAGAGATGCTATAATCACCATCAACAACATTTCCGCGAGATGAATTCCGCGCTGGAGTTTTCCATCCCGCTGCCATAAGAATATCGCCAAGATTGAATTTCTTATCGTCAGCAGTATT